GGAAAGTATATTAAAAACAATCTTAAATAGAACTTATCAAATAAAGAATGCGATTGAATACATGAGATTTACAGCAGGATATGGCTAATATTATTATACAAAAAAAGAACGAGATTTATTTAAAAGTCGAAACAGAACCACATATTCATCAAGAGTTGTCTGAGCATTTTACTTTTGATGTCCCTGGAGCAAAATTTATGCCCCAGTATAGGAGCAAATATTGGGATGGAAAAATAAGACTTTACAGTAATCATACTGGTGAACTATATGTTGGTCTTTTGGATAAACTAGTTGCTTGGGCAAAAAACTGTGAATATACAGTAGAGTTCAAAAATAATAAGTTTTATGGTTCTCCATTTGAGGAGAATGAAATGATTTCGGTGGAAGGTGTCTCTGATTATATGAAGAGTATATCAAGGCACGAACCAAGAGATTATCAAGTAGATGCTGTGTATGATGCTCTCAGATATAATCGTAAACTTTTAATCTCCCCTACTGCTTCTGGTAAGTCTTTGATGATTTACTCAATCGTTAGATACTTTGTAGAAAAAGAACATAATATTTTATTGATTGTTCCTACTACTTCATTAGTAGAACAAATGTATAAAGATTTTGAGGATTATGGATGGAATGCTGAAGAATATTGCCATAAGATTTACTCTGGTAAAGAAAAATCTACAAATAAAAATGTAGTCATTACGACTTGGCAATCAATTTATAATCTTCCTAGATCTTTCTTTGAGAATTTTGATGTGGTGATTGGGGATGAAGCACACCAATTTAAGTCTAAATCTTTGGTTGGTATTATGACAAAGATGGACAATACAAAGTATCGTTTTGGGTTCACTGGTACTTTGGATGGTTCACAAACTCACAAGTGGGTTCTAGAGGGTCTGTTCGGTCCCTCATACAAGGTTACGCAAACACAGGAACTTATTGAAAAAGGTTATCTATCAAAACTACAAATCAAAGTTCTTTTATTAAAACACAACGAGCATCAGTTTGATGAATATGAAGAAGAAATTCAGTATTTGATTACCCACGACAAGAGAAACAATTTTATTAAAAATTTATCTTTGGATTTAAAGGGTAATACTTTAATTCTTTATAGTCGTGTTGAAACTCACGGACAACCTTTATATGAGATGATAAATAGTTCAGCAGCAAAAAATAGAAAAATATTTTTTGTCTACGGTGGTGTGGATGCTGAAGAAAGAGAAAAGGTAAGAGAAATTACCGAAAAAGAAAACGATTCAATTATCGTTGCTTCTTATGGAACATTTAGTACTGGTATTAATATTAAAAATCTCCATAATATTATCTTTGCTAGTCCAAGTAAATCAAGAGTAAGAAATTTACAATCTATCGGTAGAGTTCTCCGAAAAGGAGAAAACAAAAATAAAGCAGTTCTTTACGATATTGCAGACGACATTACTTACAAATCAAAAAAGAATTATACTTTAAATCATTTAATCGAAAGAATTAAAATTTACAATGAAGAAAAATTTAATTATGAAATTATACAACTAGACTTTAAAAAATAAATGGAAGAAGATTTTTATGCTATCATTAAATTAATATCAGGTGAGGAAATACTTTCCAAAGTTTGTCCTTGTGATGAAGACGATAGGATTGTTTTAATTTTAGATAATCCTATCACTATGGAATCCGTAACAATTCGTCAACTTGGAATATCAACTATCAAAGTAAGTCCTTGGATAAAGTTTGCTGATGATAGTATGTTTGTAATGGATATGGAAAAAGTTATAACGATGACTGAAATAACGGATGAAGATTTAATTAAAATGCATCAAAAGTTTGTTAGAGAAAGGAGTAAAAAATCCAATAAAAGTGAACTCACTTCTAAAATGGGTTATTTGTCCTCGATTGCTGATGCCAGAATATCTTTAGAGAAACTTTACAAATCTATTTAAAGATATAACTTATCTTCAACCCTAACAGAGTGATTATAGACACATTCTTTATAGTTGTCAACTATTGCTATTGTGTGTTATAATAAGGAAAAGTAATCAATTTATGTTAAATTCAAAAATGAATAAAGTAAAGAAAAATCCACATTATGTAAATAATAAAGATTTTCACGATGCGTTGATTAATTATAAAATTAAAGTAAATTCAGCAAAGGAAAAGGGATTACCAAATCCAATCATTCCCAATTATCTGGGTGATTGTTTTTTAAAAATTGCTACCCACTTATCATATCGTCCAAACTTTGTGAATTATATGTTTCGTGAAGATATGATTTCTGATGGCATTGAAAATTGCGTTCAGTATATCAATAATTTTGATGTAGAACGTACAAATCCATTTGCGTATTTTACACAAATTGTTTACTATGCCTTCTTGCGTCGTATTCAGAAAGAAAAAAGACAGATGGAAATCAAAGAAAAGATTCTTGAAAAAAGTGGTTTTGATCAAGTATTTTCTGTTGATGGTAGTGGATTCAATTCTTCTGACTACAATACAATTAAAGAAAACATTCAAATGAAACAATACCAATGAAGATTGGATTGATTACTGATACTCATTATAATTTCCGTAAAGCAAATAAAGCATTTCACGAGTATTTTGCTAAATTTTATGATGAAATATTTTTTCCTACATTAAAGAAAAACAAAATCAAAACAGTCGTTCATTTGGGTGATGCTTTTGATAATCGTAAAGGTGTGGATTACTGGGCCCTTGATTGGGCAAAGGAAAATGTTTATGATAGATTTCAAGATTTAGGAATTACTGTTTATAATATTGTGGGAAATCATGATGCTTATTATAAAAACAGTAATGAAATTAATGCGATAGATACACTTCTCCAACAATATTATAATGTAGTTAGAGTGTCTAAACCAGCAGAATATACTATTGAGGGAATGAAAACAGTTCTTCTTCCTTGGATATGTACTGATAATGAAAAAGAAACTTTTGAACTTCTTGAAAACACAGAAGCAAAAGTTATTTTTGGTCATCTTGAACTGAATGGATTTTCGGTTTATCCAGGGCACATTCATGAAGAAGGACTAGATAAAAAAGTATTTCAAAAGTTTGAGAGAGTTTATTCGGGTCATTATCATACTCGTAGTGATGATGGAAAAATCTTTTATCTTGGAAATCCATACCAAATGTTTTGGAATGATGTAAATGATAAAAGAGGATTTCATATTTTTGATACAGATGATTATAAATTAGATTATTATCAAAATCCTCATACAATGTTTGAAAGAGTATATTATGAAAATAATAATCCAAAAGATTTTGACGCATCTTATTTGACTGATAAAATGGTTAAAATTGTTGTTCGCCAACGAGATGACTATAAGATGTTTGATAAGTTTGTGGATGCAATAGTTAAAGTAAATCCATTAGAACTTAAAATTATTGAAAATGTTGATGTTTATGATGAAGATGTAAACTGCGATGAAATTCCAACAGAGGACACTTTAAGTATTTTGGATAAATATGTAGAAGAGTCAGAATTTGAATTAGACAAGAACACTATTAAAAAACTCTTACGAGAATTTTATAAAGAAGCACTGGAAGTAGAATGATGTTTTTACTCACTATCTTAGAAAAAGAAGAAGAAGGGGCATACGCAGTAGCTGATGAACATGGTGAAAAAGCTTTGTACTTTTTTGAAGAAGAAGATGATGCCGAAAGATATTCTGGTCTTCTAATGGCGGAAGATTACCCAGAAATGACTGTGATAGAAGTTGATGATGAAATGGCGATAAAGACTTGTGAGATGTATGGATATAATTATGTTATAATTACCCCAAATGAATTTGTGATACCACCAAGAAATTATGATACTATTCAAACAAATCGCATATCGTAATTTTCTTTCTTCTGGAAATCAAGCAACAGAGATAAAATTTACAGATACGCAAACTACATTAATTGTCGGTGCGAATGGTTCAGGCAAAAGCACGATGCTTGATGCTCTTTGTTTTGGATTATTCAATAAAGCATTTCGTAAAATTACAAAAGGACAATTAATCAATTCGACCAACGAAAAGGAATGCTTGGTTGAGATTGATTTTAGTATTGGAACAAAAGAATATAAAATAAAAAGAGGCATTAAACCAAATATTTTTGAGATTTGGATTGATGGTATCTTACAAAATCAAGCAGCATCATCAGCAGACCAACAAAAACAACTAGAAGATAATATTTTAAAATTAAACTATAAGTCATTTACTCAAATTGTAATTTTGGGTAGTGCTTCCTTTGTGCCTTTTATGCAACTATCTACGGCAAATCGTAGGGAAGTTGTAGAAGATTTATTGGATATTAAAATCTTTTCTGCGATGAACGTAGTAATTAAAGATAGAATTAAAAATACAAATGATAAAATTAAAGAACTTTCTTTGAAGCAATCAATGACTGAAGAAAAGGTCGAGATGCAAAAAGAGTTTATTGAAAGTATTGAGAAAAGTGGTAAAGAAAATATAGAAAAGAAAAGAGATAAAATCACTTCTATTACCACTTATATTGACCAATTAGCAGCAGAGAATGTACAGAAGGTGGAGGAAGTATCAACTACTCTTCAACCTCAACTGGAGAACCTTCTAGACGCATCTAAGAAACTAAAACAACTTTCTAATTTAAAGGGTAAGATTTCAGAAAAAGTATCAAGTATTGCAGAACAACATAAGTTTTTTAATAATAATTCGGTATGCCCTACTTGTACTCAAACTATTGAAGAAGAATTTAGATTAAATAAAGTGAGTGAATCTGAAACCAAAGCAAAGGAACTTCAGCAAGGTTATAATGAATTGAAAGAAGCAATTCAACAGGAGGAAAAGAGAGAACGTGAATTCAATGTCGTTTCAAAAGAGATTAGTTCTTTAAACAATGAAATTTCTAATAACAATGTTAAAATTTCCCAACTTAATAAACAATCAAGAGACCTTGACCAAGAAATTCAAGACATTACCAGCAAAATTAAAAATAGAAATACTGAAAGAAAAGCATTAATTGAATTAGAGCAAACTTTGGATTTAATTCAAACAGAGAAATCAAAGAATAAAGAAGATGTTTCTTATTTTGACTTCGCACATTCACTAATGAAAGATGGTGGTATTAAGGGTAAAATTATTAAGAAGTATCTTCCTCTTATGAATCAGCAGATTAATAAGTATCTGCAAATGATGGATTTTTATATTAATTTTACTCTTGATGAAGAGTTTAACGAAAAAATCAAATCTCCTATTCACGAAGATTTTACATATGAAAGTTTTAGTGAAGGAGAGAAGATGAGAATTAATCTTGCTATTCTTTTCACTTGGAGAGAAATTGCAAGAATGAAAAATTCAGTCAATACCAATCTTCTTATTTTGGATGAAGTATTTGATAGTTCTTTGGACTTTATGGGAACAGATTATTTTACAAGAATTATTAAGTATGTAATAAAAGATACTAATATATTTGTGATTTCACATAAGACAGACGAATTGATTGATAAATTTGATAGAGTTGTCAAATTTGATAAGGTTAAGGGATTTAGTAAAATGATTGACTGACCTTTGGTTTTTTGGTATGATTGGTAAAGGTTACTATGACTTTCTTTACTATGTTTGGACCTGAGGACAAAAAAAATTTTAATGAGTTTACAGTAAAACTCGATGAAATAACTGGTTTAATTGATGTTACAAAAACTCCTGTGAATATGACTGAAAAAACAAATGCTAATGGTTTCTGGAAATACAACGAAGACCAAATCCTGAAACAACTTGAAGAATATATTGCTGGCACTTATAGTCAGCATTATGTTGACCGTACTGGTGGTGGAACCGAACAAACCCTTGATAAGATTAAACACAATCGTCGTGAAGGATTTTGTGCTGGTAATGTAACCAAGTATATTGACCGTTATGATACAAAAGGAACTCCTCGTGCTGACTTGTTTAAAGTTCTACACTATACTATTCTTTTGATTAATCATCTTAATCTCGTTGAAAATAAGTGAAAATTAAACCCCAAACTATGAAACTTTCTGAAAAGACCACTAACATAAATATTTTTCTAAATACTATTAGATGAAAAATATTTATGCCCAAAAACGAATATAAAGACAAAACTAAAAAAGAATATCAACAAGAATGGAAATCTCAAAATAGAGAAAGGCAAAGGCAACTACAAAGAGATCACTACTACAAAAAAAAGGAATATTTGCTTGAAAACGTTGGAAGAGTATGTGTGTCCTGCGGATCAACCAAAAATATTGAATTTGATCATATTATGCCAAGAACTTCTTCCGAAAAAGAAAAACAAACAAAACTTAGAACTGGGAATACTAGTGGTAATATAATTTGGAATAAAAGACCATCCTCCATGAGTTGGGAATGTATAAAAAAAGAAATTACAGATTTACAACCACTATGTAACGATTGCCATAGAAAAAAATCAAATGCTCAACTTTCCGCTGCTTGGGAACTTTTTTGCTCCTTATCATTGGAAGAACAAACTAAACTTACCTATTTACAATATTAAAAAATGAAATTATCTGAACAAACTTTGGCAATTTTAAAAAATTTTTCTTCCATTAACCAAAGTATCCTTATCAAAAAAGGAAATAAATTGCGTAGTATTTCTGTGATGAAGAACATTCTTGCGGAAGCAGAAATTAAGGAAGAATTCCCAAAAAACTTTGCGATTTATGACCTTAACCAATTTCTAAATGGATTGGGACTACACCAAGACCCTGATCTTGACTTTGGGAATGATTCGCACGTTATTATTCGTGAAGGAAAACGTCGAGTGAAATATTTCTTTGCTGACCCAGAAGTGATTGTTTCTCCACCAGATAAAGAAATTACACTTCCATCTAGTGATGTTTGTTTTCAACTAGAGCATTCACAACTTGATAAACTCATCAAAGCATCATCAGTTTATCAACTTCCAGACCTTTCTGCTGTTGGTGAAGCAGGTGTAATTCGTTTGGTTGTTCGTGATAAGAAGAATGATACTTCCAACGAATACTCTATTGTAGTTGGTGAGACTGATAAAGAATTCACTTTTAACTTCAAGGTAGAAAACATTAAGATTATTCCTGGTTCTTATGATGTAGTTGTGTCAGAAAAACTTCTGTCTAAATTCACGAACGAACGTTATAACCTTTCTTACTGGATTGCTTTGGAACCAGACTCTAATTTTTCTTGATTTTTAACTTTATATTATGAACATCTTTGTGACTGATGAGTGTCCTGTGCTTTCTGCTGTTTCACTCCCAGATAAACACGTAGTGAAAATGCCTTTGGAGACCTGTCAAATGGTCTCCGTCATCTTCTCCAAGTGGTACTATGATTGGGGAACTATTCCAAAAAAAGATGGAACCCCTTATAGTACTGAGAAGGGAGCATTCCGTAATCATCCCTGTACCCAATGGGCAGCAAAATCCCATGAGAACCTTGCCTGGTTGATTCGGCACGGATTTGCCCTTTGTAATGAGTATCGGCATCGTTATGGTAAAGACCACGCTTGTATGAAAGGACTTGAAGTGGCAGAAAATATCTTTGCTACTAAAAGTGGAAAGGAGATTTCTATCTACAAAAATGTGGTAGAATTCACAAGGGCAATGCCTGATGAGTGGAAGCACGATGCAACAATTGATACATTTGAGGCATATAAAAGATATATTGCTTCCAAACCTTGGGTGAAGGACAACTATCTTCGCATCCCTGAAAGAAAACCTGAATGGATTTAATTATGACTTCTAAATTAACACAAGAACAACGACAAACAATTGAAGACGCACTCAATTCAATTCCAAAACCTATGAGAACTGGGAAATTTGGAACTATGGAAGGTATTGAAGAACAACTTGCCGAAGGTTCTACTCTTATCTTCTATATGACGAAAGCAGAGATTACTGATAGTAATGGTCTCACACAAGCAAATTATGTGATTGATAAAATGAAAGTCCATAGAGATTGAGATTATTCGCAGATTATTATTACCTTTGAACTTATTTAAATTATGAACACAGACAGAACTGACTTCTTGTGGTGTGAAAAATACAGACCTCGTAAAATTGAGGACTGTATCCTACCAGAAGGTATTAAGAAAACTTTTAGTGACTTTGTAACTAGGGGTGAAATTCCAAATATGCTACTTGCTGGTCCTGCTGGTTGTGGCAAGACAACAGTGGCAAAAGCATTATGTAATGAATTAGGAGTAGATTTTTATGTCATTAATGGATCCGACGAAGGTAGATTCCTTGATACTGTCCGAAACAATGCGAAGAACTTTGCTTCGACCGTCTCACTTTCTTCGGATGCTAAACACAAAGTCATCATCATTGATGAGGCGGATAATACCACCAACGACGTACAACTCCTCCTTAGGGCATTTACTGAGGAATTTAGTAAGAATTGCCGATTCATCTTCACCTGTAATTACAAAAACAAAATTATCGAACCACTTCACTCCCGATGTGCAGTTGTCGAATTCTCGATCAAAGGGAAAGAAAAAGCCCAGTTGGCAGGATCCTTCTTCAAGCGTTTACAAAACATCTTGGATGAGGAGAGCATCAAATATGATCCGAAAGTACTTGCCCAACTGATAAATTCTCATTTCCCTGATTGGAGAAGAGTTCTTAATGAGTGCCAAAGATACTCTGTTAGTGGTGAAATAGATAGTGGTATTCTTGCG